AGGGCCCCTTGCGGGACCCATCTCAGTGCTGTCACATACTCTCCGTAAGGTTATATGTGCTCCCTTGTGGTGTGACGCGTTTGCGCCCCACTCTGGCTCCAGTCCCCTTGCGCGGTCTTATCAACCGCTACGAGTTCACCACGCCCGATAGGGCTGGCGATATGCTCATAAGTCTTTTGTACGTGCCTTTATTGTGGGTTAACTCCCAGAATATCTGACCTACTGATTAACGCGTTGTGTTTTGTCTTCTCTTTCGAGAGAGGCAACTCCTTCGCTACAGATTGGTTTTCACGTATACCTGACTGCATTCGGACTGGTCCCCAGTGGAAGGCCCTTATGCGACCTCCATTCAAGGAGCCTAGAAAGGTATCTATCATGTATATGGCCCATTCATATGGACCAGCTGTAGTTAAGCTTGTGGCTTGTCCTACCCCTTCAACGGGGTCGGAAACTAGCCCCTCCCATTACTTTCACAAGTATTGTGGGGATACGCTTTTCTCCGCCTATAATTCTGGCGGCATTGTCTCTGGCTTTCGACCCATTGCCAATATTATCGGCATCGGTCGGCTCCCTCAGGAGCAACAAGACCCGAACAATGACTACATGATGATATCGAAGCCTGACCAAGAAGTGTGGAATTCGGCAGTAGATTGGACCAGGTATGGTTCAAGGCTCCAGGCGGCGAACTTTCTTCGCCAAATAGACCCGGGTGCCGTCTCGAGAGAGCACGGTGTTCGCCATTACCATTTTCAAGGTGATGTAGAGGATGTCATACCAGATGAGTCGCGTCTTTATGACGTCGCTCACCACGACCTAACGGTCAACGACATAGATGTCGATGGTTGGGGCAAACTCTACACCGGCCACCCTTTAACGAACTTCCAAGCTACCGGCTTTAACACCGATGGCTACCTCACTTTTGAGGTTTTTAATGGAGTTCCAGGAAATCAGTCCACTACAGTTCCTCTGTTCAGTTATCTCCAATACTTGGAGTATACCGCAGATACTGTCAATGCCCTCGGACCAGATGGTTATTTTATTAGCCATGGCGGGGGTTGGCGGAATTATTACCGCAGTGTGACTGACTCCAGTAGGAAGATCGATGACAATTTTCATATCATCGATGTAACCTATGAGTTCGAAATGCGATGGGCTGGGGGTACTGAGATTATTAGCTCGTTCTTTAACGTGCATATTCTCTTTACCTTGAACTTCGTCGATGTTTGGGGGACTAATAACCCTTTCGACATTACATCAATAGATCCCGCTTGTGCCATCCTCTCGGACAGCACGACTGTGGAACCTTTTCGCTACCGTTATCAACGGCCTGCCGAAGGTATTGATGTTGACGATGCTTACGGCCTGTCCCAAATTTATGGGACGGACCTAAACTTCAGCCTCAGCGTTGGCAGCGATTTCAAGTCGCTAAGCCTCTTCTGCTCATCGGTACAAAAACCGGAGGGTGGTGCGTCTAATCTCATGACGTATAGACTCCAGGGATCGACTTACAACAAACGTTGTTTCGATCGCCTTTTGGGTGGCTTTGATGCCAACCTTGAGTCTCTCCGCCCTGCATCTTTCTACTCGGCGTCCAAAGGACTTGACGACAAATTAACCGTCTTAGAGTCCAATAACGTTGAGAATCTTGCTCAATTGAGCGGGATAATAGAACTACTGCCCGATCTGGGAAAGATACCCTCGCTGGTTGCGAAAGCGACCCGCAGGGATCCTAGCGTCATCATAGACTTAATTGACTATGTAACCGCAACCGTTTTAAAGGTTCGGTTCGCTCAGGTACCTACGACGAAGGACGCGCTAGAGATAGCACGCACCGACATCAAACGGGAACTCTCAGAATTGCTTCAGACCAAGTATTACACCTGTTACGGCCTTTTCCAGTATGTCTTCAGTGATGAGGACAACTGGGTCGGACCGGGTGACTTGGTCTTTTCAGCGAGGTCGAAGGTCAGACTTCATGTTGACATTTCGACATTCCTTGGGACTCTGCTCTCCATCAATGGTTTGGGTTTACTCCCTACCCTTGAACGTTCTTGGGCGGTTGTACCATTTTCTTTCGTGGTCGATTGGTTCACTAATATGTCCGAACGACTAGGCGCGGTTGACGATCAGCTAAAGTGGCTGGTTTTCGGTTGCGACTGGTGCGTCCATTCATATCGGGTTGTTTACTTCCCGACGGATGATGAGTTGGTTGCCTATGGTTTGGCAACCTCACCCGGTGGTGCTCCTTTCGGTCTCACGGTATATAAGCGGGAGTTCTCGCTTATGCTACCAAGATTGTCGGACTCTAAGTTCGACTTTTTAACTCGGCAGCGACCTCCAAATATGGTTACTGTTGGGTCATTCTTGTGGCAGTCCCTACGTAAGTAGATTCTGTCACACATAGGCCCCACGTGCAATTGTGCGCGTGACTTCTACAACGCGAAAGGCGTGTAAAAATGACAATCACCACTTCTGTGGCAAATCAGCCTTCTTCGGCCTCCGATGTGGCCGTGAAATTCTTCGATCAAACGAAGTTCACGGTTACGAAGGACTCTCAAGTTCTTCCCAGTGGCGAGATCTTCAGTGAATATGTCCTGAACGACGGCTCCACCAAGGTTTCAACCTTGGCTACCGTCCGCCACACACCCCAAAAGGATGGCTCAGTGAGTCATTCTATTAAGGTGTCTTCCGAGTATTCGGAAGTTGATTCGGTCCTCGGGGATCTCGTTCGTGCTCCGGTCTCAGTGACCATCGCATGGAACGCCCCCGCACTCGTCGAAGACCCGGGTGTACTGCTTGATTTAATCGGCAGTGCATACTCGTTATGCTTTGATGGCGTAACGACCAAGGTCCCCAATGAAGGGACTATCGGGAAACTGCAGCGCGCCGTTACTGGCTCACTGTTCGGCTGATGGGTTTTTATCGGGGTGGAACTCTCCTCCTCGATAGTGGGCGTCGCAGTATCTCTACTGGCGACGTCCGTTTTTGTCCCAAAGTTAACTACGGTGAGAATGAGGAGTTTATAAGACTTTTCGTCCTCACGTATGTGAAACTACTATGTGACAGCCCTCTCAGAACTACAGATGGAGATAAGCCATTACGGCTATATCTTTCGTTCCTTGACATGTTGTGTAAAAACCATGTTAGGGAAACCATCCGTCGTTTTTCTGGTCTCTCCCACGAACTGTTAAGTTCTCAGTACGTGACTGGAGATGACACCACAACTGGTGTCTTTATCGATGCTATGAAAGACACTCCTGTTTTTAAGGAGTATTTGACTTGGCATCGGACCAGACGACCTGATCTTCTCAAGTATCTAGTGACTTTCCTTACTTTTGGGAAGAAACTCGAGTACGAAGATGAAGAGTTGAATGCCGCTGCATTACGCAGTTGGTGGCAGGTCGAAGATCGGTTGCGTGCGCTAACGTTTAGAAGCGAAGATATAGGCTCATTAGCCAACATAATTGCTATCTTGCTCCCACCGCTGAAGGTCGATCACCTGTTACCCTCTTTTGGGCCAGGTAAAGTGGCAGAACGCGGTGTTAGGGATGTGTACGGTAAGTTGGATAACTTGTCCTTACACGCCCGAATGGCGTACGCCTTTAATAGGTCCCGACCTGGTCGGAGCCTAGATGAAGGGTTTGCTAACCTAAGGGTCGCAAACACACAAAGTGTCTCTGAAAGATCCGCGTCCCGCTATAAAGACGTCCGAAAGGACGCTACTAAAAGCAGGTCCATCTGTATGGAACCCAACGTCTTCATGTACTTCCAACAGGAAGTAATGAGATGGATGGTCCAGCACATGGATTCTGGTCCCATAGGTCAATTTGTGACTTTACGTGACCAGAGGAGAAGCCGCGAAGCGGCCGTTCATGGGAGTAAATACCTGTGTACGGACACTATAGATCTTTCGAGTGCATCTGACAGCGTTAGTGTAGACCTCGTAAAAAGGGTCTTCCCAAAAGATTGGCTTTTCTATCTACTAGCCACCAGAAGTTCTACAGTAGAACTTCCCGGTGACATAGGGATGGTGAAGGTGCTCAAGTTCGCACCGATGGGATCGGCAGTTTGCTTTCCTGTCCAATGCATCTTGTTCACAGCCATCTGCGTGTACGCTGGCCTGCTGCACGAGGCAGGACTTAGTGAGGCTGGCTCTAGGACGTTTAGCCAGGGTGACGTGCGAGATTATATCAAACATCGTTACTTTGCTTCGCGATCCGACAAAACTCCCTTTTCTTTATGGAAGTTTGAGCCGCCGGTGGTATACGGTGATGACATAGCATGTGACTCACGTCATACAGTGCATGTCACCTCCATCTTACAACGCCTCGGGTTCCAGGTGAACATAACTAAATCGTTCACTGGCGCCCAATCATTCCGTGAATCATGCGGGGTGTTTGCTTTTGAAGGCGAGGATATTACTCCTACGCTCTTCCGACTTCCGCTCATGAAGCGGGGCCGACTCGACGCTAAGCAATTTGCGTCCTTGATCGGTGCCATTAATCAGTTTCGTGCTGGCGGTTATCATGCCGTCGCAACATTTCTGCTGACCGTTCTTAACGACTGCGGGCTTAAATACCCGGTGCCGTTTACGGAAGACACAGATGGGTGGGGCATTTACACG